TATAATTAAAATTTTGTTTTAATGTTTTCATACTCATGGCATTGATAGCACATAGCATTTTATAATAATCTTGTCCTTCGGTAAATTTCATTAAACATAAATGGCATATATAATGCTCTTTTGGTGTTAATTTTACAAGGTTTTCTTTTTCATCACTTCCACCCATTGAACTTGGTATTATGTGATGATTTTCACCAACTAAAATTGGAAATTCAAATCTATTAATTATTATATTTTTATACCATTTTAAATACTTGTTATTTTTTACTTGATAATAACCATCTATCGTCAATTTCATCAGTTTCTACTAAATCTTTTGCTAACTTCTTTTTATTATTTATAAGATTTATAGTTTCATTGCCTTCAAACTTGTATTGAATGCCGTTTTCTGCGGTAACATACACCCACAATGGATTTTTTTCTCTTCCAGAATAAATCATATGGCAATGGTTTTCTGCATCCCACCCATAATCAATAAAATCTTTATAAATCTGAGAAACCAAAGATGTTGTAGGAACAATAATTAATATTTTATTTTCTTTTGATGCATAATATCTAACTAAAGAATATATCATCAAACTTTTACCACTAGCAGTTGGTGATACAATCACTTTTCTATTAAACTTAAGTGCTTGATATACTCCCTCAATTTGGTAATCGCGTGGGGCATGTCTACTAATTGCGGTCATATAATCCTTTACACCTTCTTTTGAGATATTCTCATTTATCTCAAAGGGAAGACCATAAAACTTATTATTCGTAAACTCATAAGTGTAATTGTGATCCTTACAGAACTGAATTACCCTATCTAAAAGACCAATATAAATTTCTCTTGTATCTACACTAAACAAATAAATTTTTCCGTCCCACCACTTATTCTTATAAGAAGGTGAAAATTTTGCATTCGGAACTTCAAATTGAAATGCATCTTTCAACTCATAGTAGATATGAGGTTCTGCTTCTATTTGCAGATAAACCTCATTCTTTTTTGATATCACCAAATGAGACATTCATAACGTATCAGTTATGAGTATTTATTTGATTAATTGGAATGCTTTTTAATCCACAAAGTAACAGCACTAATGGAAACTTGAAAATATAATGCTGCTTCTTTTCTTGAATTAAATTCGATACCTTTATATACGCAAGGTTTTACTGGACCTTTAAACCCACTTTTACCTTTATTCCAGGGAGTATTTCCTTTCATTCTTTCGCTATGATTATTTGATGATTCTTTTTGTTTTTCAGTTCTGCTATTACCTTTAAGTAAAATTTTTGAATCTTTTCCTTTTAGTTCTTTTATCTTTTTTGGTTTTAATTTTTCTGGTGGTAATTTATGCCCCAATCTATGTTGTTTTCCTTTATTAATTTGACTTAATTTTTTTCTTGTTTCTGAACTATGAGTTTTTCCTTCCCAAGAAGGTGGATTGTCTCCGCCATCAGTTTTATTATGAAGAATACCAGTTCCCAAATCCTTCCTACCAAAAATATCAATCATATACTTTTCGTGATTGAATGCTTCTTCTTCAGTTAGACTTTGTTTTAGGAATATTATTCTTGATTTATCCTTCGGGGGTTTTGTGCAGTTTTTAGTTCTTCGGTATATCCTATCACCACTACCCTTACCAATATAATAAGGTGTTCTATCTTCACGCAAATAAGCGTAAGTATAATATTTTTTCATATGTGTCTGGGGAATGACTTATTTCTATTTATAATAAAAAAGTGGGACTTACACAATTGTTATCTCCCCAGACACAAGTTGTTGCCCACTTATTATATTTAATTGTATCCAGAAACGAACTTATGCCAGTCTATAGCATTCTTAATGGAGTAATTGCGATTAGAAATCATCTTAATAACTTCCTCAAGAAACTTAAGCATAACATCATAATATCTAATCTTCAAATCAATCTTAGACAGTCTCTCATCGGCGTCCATATGCCTCTGTATGGCGTCCTTTTCTCTTACCTTATACGGAAATGGTTCTTCGGCATATACCTCTGCTGTTGCCTTTCCTGTGTAGTAGTTATAGCGTTCCAACCTAACTCTGTTATGTGTTTCCCTTGCCTTTTCACGAAGAAGAGTGATGGTATTGTATAGAGTATAATATTTGGAATGAAGTTGAGGTATTTTTAGTGATTCATCGTGTAAATTATCAGGGTCTATGACAGAATCTCTTTGCCACATTTCCTGTAGTTTTTCCAAATCAATTGACATTTGATATTTTCCCCAAACACCATTCTTCTCCTGGACATTCTACATTCCTTTTGTTTATTTGTCCATTATTCCACCATCTTGTTCCTTTTTGAGATGGTGGAGAATGTTTTTTATCTTTATGTGCTCTACTTATTTTATCCTTAGTTTCTTGGATACAAGGACCTTTTTTAACACCTATATTTTTTCCTTTATGCGATTTACTTATTTTATCTTTAGTTTCTTGGCTACAAGGACCTTTTTTAACACCTATATGCACCTCACTTAATTTTTTCTTATGTTCCTCTGTAAGTTTTTTTCCTTTATGTGCTTTACTTATTTTATCTTTAGTTTTTTGTGTGTGAGGTTTTCCTCTTTTATTACCTTTCATAATTTGGGATAATTTTTTTCTACCCTCTTCACTTATTGCAGGACCCTTTCGCCCCTTCATTTTTTCACTTTGTTTCTTTTTTTGATTTTCTGTCACCACCCTTCCCGAAGATCCATCTCCGCCATTTGTTCTATTATGGAGAATACCTGCCTCCAAATCTTTTCTACCAAAGACGGCAATCATATAGATTTCGTGTCTAAATGCTTCTTCTTCTAAAAGATTTTTCTTTAAAAATATAATTCTTTCTTTTGGTGGAACATACACATTATTGTGGTTTTTATTATATGCTCTATGGTTTTCACCTTTTCCTATGTAATATGGAGTACCATTTTTACGCAAATAAGAGTAGGTATAAAACCTTTTTGGATCTTTCATCCGCTTCTATTTTGGTTGGCACTATTATTTATAATAAAAAAGGGTGGATTTTTCCACCCATCTCTAAAAAGTGCCAACCAATTAGAGCAAAATTATTTATAAGGGTTGATTATTATTATCAAGAATATTATACACAGTATACTTGAAAGATACGTCTGCTGTAAAGTACTGAATGTCGGTTTGTGTGGCATCAAACTCAAGAGAACTTAATGATACTGGAAATAAATCCTTGAATTTTACCACGGCAGTTGTGTTGTAATTACTGTTTAAGATGTAAAGACTTCCATCACTAAATGCTCTTTTAGGGTCTTGTGCTTGTGTTGTATCATTTACTATGGTGATTAAATCTTTATATTGTTGAGTTGTTTCTGGAAATCCAAGACCAGTTAACCAATTATGAACTGCCATATAATTTTCCATATCCTCATCAACCATAAATCTCAAAATCAAATCTCCATATGTAATTTTATCACCAGGAACATCAATATCCTTTAGGTATGATGGTTGGGTGTTGAGAGATAATGTAATTTCTGGTATTCTTGCGGTATTGCAGAAAAAGGCAACTTTAGGTTCTTTTGCTAATGAAAACTTAAACCCAACTGGGGACAGAAAGTTTCTATTATCAATTTGGTTGGGAAAGGAGCAGGACATTTTTATTTGTATTTAGATATAAAAAAAGGGACCCGAAGGTCCCCCTGAGATTGCGAGTCTTATATGAGACTTACATGAGATTCGCCACTTTTACGCGACGATAGTAAGCGTTGAGGTTGCTATTAAGAGCACCCTGTCCTACGGTTGTACCTTCCGCGAATGGATTAGCGACCATGCCGTAGCGGGTCTTAAATCCGATTTTTGGTTGGAAGGTGTTCTCACCAACGGCACGAACCATTTGGAGAGGAACATAAGGACAGTAGAAAAGTCCTGCATCATAAGGTGAAGAACCCTTATAACCAACAACGTAGAACTGATTAGGAGCAACGTTTGCCGAATATGGGTCGATATAGACCTTATACTTACCTCGAAGAACGCCAGCAAAGGTATTGCCGGTATCATCAACGTTAAGGTTTGCGTTGAGTGCTGGGGTGTAATCAAGAACTCCTGCCATCGCAAGTGCCGAAGCAACGTCTGCGGAACAGAGGATCATGTTACCCTTTCCTCTACGAGTTTGTTGAGCGATAGCGTTAGCATCGCGCTCGATTTGGAAAATAAGACCTTTGAACTTCTCAACCGACCAACGACCATTGGAGTCAACGTCTAGGTCAAAAGTACCAGCGGTAGCAGTGTTTGCTTGAGCACCAGGCTTGGCAATATTATAAATGGTTCTGATAACTTCACGGTTGATTTCAGCAAGAATCTCAGTAGAGAGAATGTTTGCCAATTCCGCTTCAGCATTCAGACCGTGAATTGCCTTAAGGTCCTGAGCGAGCTCAAGTGAGTACTCAGCCTTGAGTGCTCTTGACTTTGCAGTAACGGTGACTTTCTCGATTGAGAATGCCATTTCGTTGAACTGATTAGTCGTACCATCTCCCAGATTCTCAGAACTATCGGTACGCATACCGCTAGAATAATTATAAGTTCCTGCAGTTGGAGTATCGTTAAGAACGCTAGGATTGGTTCCCGTCTGAGCAGCAGTAGTACCGAAACCAACGTTACCAGATGGAAGAGTTCCGGCAGCATTCTGTGCGGAGAATCTTGTATCTGCTTCGTTGAAGAATGCTTCAGTTCCACTCTGATTGGTGTAACGTGAACGCATCGCAAAGATGAGTCCAGTAGGTCCGTTCATTGGTTGAACGCCACACAGATCATAAGCGATCAGATTAGGCATTGAACGTCTGATTAGAGAAATCAGAACGGGGTCGAAACCAGCTGTAGGTCCAGCATTAAATCCTTGTGCGCTACCACCAAATCCGGCGGCCCCAGCACTAGATCCAGTGGCCATGGTTGGACCTTCTGAAAGGAAATCACGCTCTTCGCGGAGTTCTCTCTCTTGGTTTTCTAGCAGGATAGCGGTTACAGATCTGCGATGTGCATCTTTGATCTGGTCCATTCCGGAATAATCCAGAATTGGTGACCACTTCTCCTGCAAATATTCTGCGTTGAACATTTGCATTTGTTTTACCTTGTTAAAAGTTTTTGTTTGATTGTTTATTATTTAAAAATCACAGTTTGGCGACTCTTCCCAGAGTCTGAAGGTATGTTGCCATTCTTCTATCAACTTGTGGT